AGTAGTGGCAGTGGTATGGTTAACAGAAATATGGAGATAGAGCAGACTGTCACCGGCTCTTTTAACGGTATCGACCTATTAAGAGCCTTAAGCGTGGCAGGCGGTGGCTTTGGTAGGATTAATGGACTCGGTAACTTTGAGATTTTAAGCCCACCAAGGTACCCGGGACCAAAGAGTATCTATCCAAGCCTTACCCTATACCCTAGCACAAGCATATATCCGATTAATGCGTCGGACCCGCAACCCTATGACATTCGCTACGCATCTGATGACGATAGTCACAGCGAATACATTAACTTTGACTATGAGGATTATGAGACAAGTCAAATCACCGGCGTAACCATCAGGGGCTCTGAGGATGATGTGGGGGCTACTTATGGTTCTACAAGTAACGCTTATGTTATTAGTGGCAACCCTTTCTTCTTTAACCAGTCCGCCGAGACGCTAGCGGCTGCAGCAAGACAGATATATGAGGCGAGACTGCAAACAGTTAAGTTCACGCCGGCAACCACATCAACCAGATATCAGAACCTCTTAAGTGTAGGCGACTACTATACAGTGGAGAATGGCTCGGACTCATACCTCTGTTTTAACGCCAAGGAGGTAATCAGCGGAGTGCAAGGGCCTATTAAGACCATGTATGGTCCGGCTGATGAGATGCTTACTGCGGTGACCAATCAGAACACAGAACTAATACAGTTAAAGGGTAAGAGCTTAACCCTTACCCAGACCGTGGAAGGGTTAACGACAAGAGTAGAAGAGCTTGGCTCAGACGTCGGAGACCTATCAACAGAAATCGAACAGACCGCCGAGAGCGTAGCCATCAAGGCCACACAGGAAGGTGGTACTACAACGATAGAAAGCGTACTCACTCTGGCTGCCAACGGCATAAGCTTTGAAGGCGGCAAGGTAAGGATATCTACAGACCACTTTCAGGTGGATGTGTCTAGTGGTGGGGTGGTTAGTATCCAGTCGGATCCTTTCGTCCTTACCAATGAGAGCATTGAAATACATACCACTAACCTTGACGTTGATGCGGACGGTTCTGCTACCTTCACCGGCGTTGTTGAAATAAAAAATAGCAACGCTACCAAGGTTATCAAGCTAGATGATGGTGTGTTTAGTATCGGTAAGGTACAGATAAGCTCAGGCTTATTAAGCCAGTCTGAGACATACACCAACGCCATTAACTTCCATCACGAGTTGGAATATGGCCCCGACTGGGGTGTAAGGTGGTATGACAATGTTACCTCAATAATCGGTGAAAGTGGCTTCCAGCTCGGTGAGTATGCATACCCTATAACTAAGCTCTATGTGGATGATACGGAGGTCAATGACTCCCTGCGTGTAGGTGGTGACACAACGCTGAGTGGTAATGCTGGTGTCGGTGGAGACCTCAGCGTCAGTGGCACAGCAACAGTGACCGGTAATACCACGCTAAGCGGTGATGTTGATATTGGTGGCTATATATCTACCAAGAGCATACTTACCGGGCTCACCGTGATAAGCAACGGCTCAACATACCCAGGCACAGTGACCCAGACTGTATCTTTCCCTTATACATTTGCATCCGCACCTAATGTGGTAGCCACGCCAGTAACGGGAGTGCCTGGACAAGTGCATGTGGGTGTAAGTAGCATATCAACTACTGGCTTCACGCTGGCATTATACCGAGACAGTGCATCAGGCACCGGCTCAACGGGAGTGCAGTGGATGGCTATAAGTGAAGGATAAGGAGGTAGCTATGGATAAGAGGTTAAAGGAAATATTAAACTATCTGGAAGGAATAAGTGTTAAGGGCTCGGAGGATGTCAAGCGTATGGCTATGGCACTCCAAGCCCTTGAGGATATAATACGCGAAGGAGGACAGACGGATGGCATACACGAGAGTTAATTGGGAGGATGAAAGCACGTCCCACAATACGCCAATAAGTGCAGAAAACTTAAATAAAATGGATGCAGGCATTAAGGAGCTTGATACCAATAAGGCTAATAAAAGCGGTGGTGACTTTACAGGAGACATTAGCGTTAACCTATCCGGAGACGCAAGTAAGCCTTTTGTTAAGACAGATTATGAAAACGGGAGCATACATATCAATGACAAGCACGGATCAGCTATTGATTATAAAATTGGGAGAGTGGTACAAACTCATTCGGCAGATACTTGCCAGCAGGTATACCCTAATAAGAGCGGTACTTTTGCTATAATTGATTGGAATGAAAGTATAGACCTAACAATGTCGAACACCATAGAAAATGGGGTGCTCAGAAGTGTAGCAGAGGGATATAATAACACTCTTGATGACACAAGTGACTGTCATGTTGAAGGATTTAATAATGCGGTAAGTGGTGGTCAAGTACATGCTGAGGGTTCGAATAATAGCGTCAGTGAGGACGACTCACATGTAGAGGGAAAACAAAATACAGTTAGTGCGAAAATGGCACACGCCGAGGGCTATAATAACAATGTGAGTGCACTATATGGGCACGCAGAAGGTGGAGCTAATACTGTGAGTGGCGAGGCGGCTCATTGCGAGGGTACTAATAACACAGCGTCAGGTGCACGAGCTCACGCAGAAGGTGGCGGAACAGAAGCAACAGCAGATTCTAGTCACGCAGAGGGTGCTAATACAGACGCTTATGGCATAGCAAGTCACGCTGAGGGTGGCAATAGAAATGCTGATGGAAGTATTATATCAGAAGAGAGAACAGTAACAATAGGCAACGAAACTGTGTCAGTATTAGGTCCAAAAGCGGTTGGCGTATGTGCCCATGCAGAAGGTGTTAGGACATTGGCTTATGGATATACAAGTCATGCGAGTGGTAAGGATACAGACGCTATTGGAAACGGAAGTTATACAGAAGGCTATCAAACAAAAGCAAGCGGAAATTACTCTCATGCAGAGGGGTGGGGAACATCTACAACTACAAGTGGAGAAGCCTCCCACGCAGAGGGAAATGCTACTACGGCAAGCGGAATATATTCCCACGCCGAGGGACAACACACTACGGCAAGTGGAGAAGCCTCACACGCAGAGGGAACTGACACCGAGGCAAGTGGAGCTGGTGCACACGCAGAAGGTTATCGTACCGTAGCAGGCTATGCCAACCAAACCGCTATGGGACATGATAATGATAATAAGTCTACGAATCTGCTTGAGGTAGGCAATGGAACAAAAAGTAACAAGTCCAACGCCATGGAAGTAACGGCGGACGGTGACCTGCTTATCAAGAATGGCGGAGTAAGTCTGTATGGCTTGGATGAGAATAAGGAAGTATTAGGGGCTAAGAACCTTTTACCGTTGACTTTAGAGAATTTGAAGGCATTAAATACTAGCGGTACATGGAGTGGTAATGCTTACACATTAAACGGTGTCACATTTACTGTAAATACTGATAGTTTGGGAAGCGTGATAAATATTACAGTTAATGGTACTAAAGAAGAAGGTACGCCGCAAAGCCTTTTTTATATAGTCCCTTCCTTATTATTGGATAATAATATGAGCTATTGGATGACGGGTGGTGCTACTGGTATAGTTATGACTTCCAGGTATGTAACTACTCCTTATGATTTTAGAGAAGAACAGGGTAGTGGAATCAGAGTACCGTTTGAACGAGAACGCTTAGTTCTTATCAATGTTATCACAGGGACTTATACGAATGTTAAAATCTATCCAATGATTAGACTTGCATCCGATACCAACCCTACTTATAGACCTTACGCAATGAGCAATCAGGAGTTGACACAGAGACTACTTGCTTTAGAGGCGAGAGTAACCGCCTTAGAAAACGCATAGAAAGGAGATTATCATGAAATGGATTAAAAGAGTATCTACACCCTTAACGGTTGTAGCGAAAGTAATAGATAGCTTATCTACAAACCTAAATACACGAACCAATGCACCATCAATTAGGGCGGTGCAGGAAATGAAGGAAAATTTAGAGACTCAGATTGAAAATGCAGATAGTCAAATTGGGGTGATATTAAACAGATTATACCCCGTTGGAGCTATATACATAAGTACAAATGACACAAGCCCGTCAACTATATTTGGCGGTACATGGAACAAGATAGAGGATAGGTTTTTGCTTGCAAGTAGTAGCACATACGCCAAAGGGTCTACGGGTGGAGAGGCTACGCATACATTGACAGTTCAGGAAATGCCAAACCATGCGCATGATTATTACAGACCCGCAAACGTGACAAAAGCTCACGCCCTTACAGTGGCAGAAATGCCCGCTCATACACATAGCGTCAGTATTGACTGTGCTACAACTACTAGATTAGTGGGAACGAGTAGTAACATGCTCCCATTTTGTGAGCCTATGAATCCAAGAACCTACACTACAGAGAGTGCAGGAGGTGGTCAAGGGCACACTCATTCTATTGATGATGAATCTTGGCAGACGGTAGATGTTGGAGGCGGAGCCGCTCACAATAATATGCCACCTTATTTGGCAGTTAATATGTGGGTTAGGACATCATAAGCATAAGAAAGGGGTCAAAAATGGGAAATCCAATAATAATTACTTTTTTTTCTACAATAGTAGTCGCCTTAATTAGTCTAATTGGTACAGTTATGACAACAAAAGCAGGGAACGAAAAAATCCAACATGAACTTGACAAACACAACGCCGTTCAAGACACAAGGCTAGAGGAACTTACAAGGGAAGTCCGACAACACAATGAATTTGCAACCCGTATCCCCGTTATAGAACAGAGGGTAACGGCGTTAGAGAAAGAAACATTTAAGAAATCTTAAGGGGGGCGTTTATATGATAAGAGCTTTTCAGCCTACCGATACACGTTTTACATCCAACGGAGACGCCGTTCTGCTGCCGACCAAGGCACGTGTTAAAAATTCGGACAATGGGGACTATTATTTGGAGCTTACTTGTGGGACGGAATATAACGACTATTTGCAAGCTAATAATATAATAGTAGCCCCTACGCCCCAGGGAGACCAAGCTTTTAGAATTAGGACTATAAACAAAAGTAAAAATAGGATTGAAGTCAAAGCGTGGCACGTCTTTTATGACGCTCAAAATTATTTGATTGCTGATAGCTACGCCGTGAACCTTACTTGTAATGAGGCTTTAGACCATTTTAATAAGGCTACAGACAATCCAAGCCCTTTTACAATGTTTAGTGATATAACCACAGTTAACTCTTTTAGGTGTGTGAGAAAGTCCCTTGCTGAGAGTATAAGCACAGTTTTAGAACGTTGGGGCGGTCATTTAGTGCGCAATAATTGGAATATAAGCGTGTTAAATAGCGTGGGCGTTGATAATGGAGTCACCGTCCAATATAAAAAGAATTTGAAGGAATTAAAAGCGGAATATGATTGGACGAATGTTTGTACCAAATTATTGCCCGTGGGTAAGGACGGCATTTTGCTTGATGAATTATATGTTTATAGTGATAGGCAATACGGGATCCCTTACACAAAAGCGGTTAACTTTTCGCAAGACATAGAGAAGGAAGACTATATTGATGAGTGGGGATATAAGGCAGCCCTTAAGGCGGACTTATTGGAACAAGCGAAGGCATACCTTGACAAAAATAGTCTGCCTATAATTAATTATACTCTTAAAGGCAATCCTGAGAAAGTAACAGACATAGGGGACATTATAGAGGTTCGGGATGAGAGAATAGGCGTTACAGTGCTTACTAATGTGATAAGCTACGAATACGACGCCATACAAGAAAGATATGTTAGTTTAGAATTTGGGAATTTTACAAACAATCTTAGTAATCTAATATCTAACATTGATACCCAAACCCAAACCAAAGTAGATAGTGCAGTGGGTGAACTATCCTCAACAATTAGCACAGAAATAAAACAGACTAAAGAGGAAATTTGGCAGGCTTTCAAATCTTCTTACGTAATCTATGACGGAGACAAGGTACTAATCGTTGACAGTCTACCTGCAACCACTGCAACTAATGTCATTAGGGTAGATAGCGAGGGAATCAGTTTCAGCAAAACGGGCATTAATGGAACTTTTATTTTAGTTTGGGCTATTGATGGAACATTTAATGCACAAGATATCCACATTATCAACTTAACTTTGGATATCATAAAAGGCGGAATACTCAAATTAGGTTCAGCACAGAACAAACTTGGAAAAATTGAACTATACAATGAGGATAATAATCTTATAGGCGTCCTAGACAAGAGCGGACTTGTGATGTATAAAAGTAATGGAAATTACATAGTAATAAATCAAACCGTTGGGCTTGTAGAATACGACGCCACAAATGTTCCTATTTGGGTAATTGATAATACATCAAGAACCGTGGGACTTAGCTACAAACTTATAGTAAATGGCTTGAGACTAGATGATAAAATATACATAGGTAGTCAAGTCCTATACGACCACTTCACCACTCAGGCAGCAGGCGAGACCGTTTTAGTGTGTGCTTATAATTATAGGCTTATAGAAAATATATTCGAGGGGATAAATATCCCTGACAATTACGAAAAGGCATATAAAATCACTTTCCAAGGGCAGACGGGAAATGAAAACACCATCACTGTTAAGCTCAATAATATTTCAAGCAATACCCTTAACACTTATAGTGATACTACTTTTAGGGCAATAGCAGGAACAAGGCTATTTAAGGAGAGCGAGCTTGTATTGGAGCCAGTCTATAGCTCTAGTAATAATGGGCTTAATTTGTCTGTTGAGAATAGCGGAGCATATGAGGCTAATGTTTATAATATAACCGTACACGGCTATTTAGTTAATAAGAATACAGTTTTAAGCTAGATCCTGCATCAAAAAGCCCCCAGGCGTTAACCGCTTAGGGGCTTAAATATTACTTTCTTTTTGCATCCTCACGAATAAGGCGTTTAATAGTGCCTTGGATGTTTTCAACAGTCTCCAAGTATTCCAATATATCAGCGTCGTTAATCTTATTAAGCTTTAAATATATTCCTTTAGTGTTTGCCTTGTCATATTTGGCTGAGGCTTTTATTTGTGCTTTGCTTGCCATTATATCCCCCCTTTCTTAGTTAAAAAGTGTTAAAGCCATCTCGCTTTTATTCGCATCAATTAAAGTCTTCTTATAAAGTCTCTTATAAATAGTGCCGTCGGTGTAGGTATTCCATAAACCGTTCGAAGAGGTCCCAACCTCAGGATTGCCATTTCTCTTATAAGCCAACCTCCAAGGCCTTCCCATAAAATCAAACCCGTTACTTGCTACATTTGTAAAATTCTTAACATCTTTCTTGTTAAACATATGCTCCACCTTTCTGCCCGTCTTGCCGTTAGCGCAGCCATTTTTTATATTTCTTCAAGATATATTTTAATGTCGTTTCCGTCTAAATCTTCAATAATACCGTTGTAATCATCCCAAATGCTTTCAGCGGTTGTTTTATCGTATGTCTTCCCTTCTTCAAAAGCGTCTAATCCGTTTTCTGTAATTATTCTATACATTGTATTTTACCTTGCGCCCTTTGGCGTCCCTTTCTTTATTTGTTAATATAAGTATATACCTTTTTTTTATAAATGTCAAGTGTTTTTTGAAAAAAATTAGAATAAATTTATAAAATAAAAAAATACTTGCAATAAATAAATTTATGTGGTATTATTCAAATTGTAGTACAAGAAAGAAAGGGGGCGAGAAAATGCAAAACAAAGCACCATTATATCCGAACGTACATGCCGAACTTGCAAGGCTTGGTTTGTCTATATCAAGTTTAGCGGAGTATATGGGAACGAGTCCACAAAATCTGCACAACAAGTTAAGAGGAATTACGAACCTTAGCGTTAAGGATATGAAAGCAATCCAAGAGTTTTTGAAAGTGAACGGGGGCGAGGCTTTTACTTTAGATTATTTATTTTATGATGGAGTTTAAAAGTAGCACCCGGGCGGACATTGACAAGTTTATATTATAAGAAAGGAGCAGGAAATGAATATAAGAGAAAAGCTACTTAATATCCAAGCGAACCTGAAAGCACCAAAAGGGCAATTTAATAATTTTGGGGGCTATAAGTACCGTTCTTGTGAGGATATTTTAGAGGCGGTTAAGCCTTTATTAAACGCTAATAAGTGCATTTTAACTATTACCGATAGCATAGAGCAGATCGGAACACGCTATTACATTTCAGCAAAAGCCATTTTACTAGATGCGGAAAGTGATGAAAAAATAGTAAATTGCGCTTACGCAAGAGAGGAAGAGACAAAGAAAGGGATGGATGGCGCTCAGATTACGGGAACGGCGAGTAGCTATGCGAGAAAATACGCATTAAATGGTTTATTCTGTATTGATGACACTAAGGACGCCGACACGGACGAACACGCCAAACAGACGGGAGCAGAACCAAAGCAGGAGAGGAAAGCCACCGTCAAACAGATTGAACTCTTAAAGAAGATAGCGGAAGAGCAAGGAAGGACTTTGGATGAGGAAGCCGTTAAAAATTGGAGCATGAAGAAAGCGAGTGATTATATTTCAAAGTACAAGGGGGAAAGGTAAATGGAACTAATTAAACTAAATGGAGATACGGCTATACTAGACGGAGATACCGCCCAAAAGATAGCTGAGTTTGAGAAAAGGGTTAAGGACTTAAAGGCTAAAGAGGATAAGCTTAAAAAGCTTATCTTAGAAGAGATGGAAACCAAGGGAATTATTAAGCTTAACACTGACGTGTTAAGTATAACCTATGTAGCGCCTACAGATAGGGAAAGTTTGGACAGTAAGAAATTAAGAGCGGACTTGCCTAACGTTTATGATAGCTATATTAATATTAAGCCCGTCAAATCATCAATAAGAATTAGATTAAAGGGGTAGCCTATGGAAAGTTGGGATATTAATGGCCATATTTTGGAATATGATGATAGCACCCACACCTATATTGCAGACGGGGTTATCGTTACAAGTGTGACTCAGGTATTAGACATCAAGTTTGGCGGTAAGTATGCAAGTGTGAACCCTTCCATCCTAAACCGTGCAGCAAACAGAGGAACGGCTATACACAAGGCAATAGAAGACTATTGCAAGGGGGATGAGGAACTTATATCCATTAAAGAAGTAAGGAATTTTAGGTTTTTGCAAAAGCATTATGAATTTGAGGTTATTGAGAATGAGACACCCATAGTAATTACTAAAGAAGGGATTCCAATAGTGGCAGGACGTTTGGACTTAGTGCTAGGTATTCACGGAATAACCGCCCTTGCTGACATCAAGACAGTATCAACACTAGACAAGGAGTATTTAGCGTATCAACTTAATTTATACCGCATAGGCTATATGCAAAGCTACGGGGCAGACATTAAAGAATTGTATGGCGTACACCTAAGAGAGGATAAGCGAAAGTTTGTTAAGATACCGATTGATGAGGGCAGGGCGTGGGATATATTAGACAAATATGAAAGGAGCAAGAATGAATAGGTTAATTTTAGGAAAAGGGGGAATGACTTATCAATAAAACGATTTTACTCGGGCGTCTCACTAGAGACCCAGAGACGAGACAAGCAGGAGAAACAACCGTAACACGCTTTAGTCTTGCAGTTGACCGCAGATTTAAGAAAGAGGGCGGACAAGAAGCGGACTTTCCTTCATGTGTCGCTTTTGGGAAAACGGCGGAATTTATTGAAAAATACTTTTTTAAGGGTATGAAGATAGCACTTGAAGGACGCTTGCAGACTGGGAGCTATACGAACAAGGAAGGGAAAAAGGTTTATACTACTGATGTAGTAGTTGAGGCGGTAGAATTTGCGGAAAGCAAAAGAGCGCAGGAACAAGGACAAGAGCAAGAGCAAGGGGCAGAGGATGGCGAGTTTTTAAGTGTGCCTATCACTGATGAGGAATTGCCGTTTGCAATTGATTAGAAAAGGAGGATTTGAAGATGCAAGATATTAATGAGATGATTAAAAGTGTTAAGGCTGAGGAAGAGCAGGAAAGAAATACTAATTGGGGCGAGACGCTCAGACAGTTGAAGGATAAGGAAGAAAAGGGAAGGGATAGCAAGGTAACTATTACTTTAGATGAGTATTTGGTGCTTAAAGCTAAAGAAATGGACTTAGATAGAATAATGCGCTCCATTGTAGGCGCATTAACATTAAGCTATAATAGTGAATTTTTATCAATCAGGGAAAGCGGGGGAATAGTTGACGCTTTTAGAGTGCTATTCCCTGAGGCGTATGAAAAAATCTACGAGGAACAAATAGACAAGTACACGCAAGAGAATAAAGAGGGCGAGTAGATGGATCTATTTGAAGAAATTCAACGCCTAATGGCGGAGCTTACGGCATCCATTAAGCACTTGAGAGCGAACGGGGTTAAATTGGCTGAGGCGGAGCGAGACTACAAAATCACGCTTCGAACTGAAGCATTAAGATTAAGGGCGGGCGATAATATGCCCGTGACCTTAATCAATCAAGTAATTTATGGAGTCCCCAAAGTGGCGGAGCTGAGACTTAAGCGAGATGTTGAGCAGGCAAACTATGACGCCAACAAAGAGCATATAAATATTTGTAAACTAAAGTTAAGAATTTTAGAGGCTCAGCTATCGAGAGAATGGGGAGCGTCAGGAAAGGGGGATTTGTAAGAATGGACTTAAATATTCAACTTTTTGAAGATATTACAAATAAATTAGCCGTTGACGAAAAGGAAAGTTAAGTGTAACGCTCATATTTGCCCCATAGAGCGACTTTTATAATTTAGGCGGTAAAATATACACCTATTGAATAAAAATTGAAATATGGGGCTATATGAAAGCGAGAAAGGGTGATAAGTAAATGAGTTTTAGACGAGTTGAGGATGATGTAAGGGAAATATTGGAAGAAGATATGGCGGCGAGGTGTGATGATATGGCACTTTATGCAAACTATGTCTATGGGAAAGTTAAGGATTTTGGATGGGGCAAGGGGTGGCTGCAACGCATATTCGGGAATCGCAGATATAGGATACTATACGGGATAGCACCCTACGAGACAGTAAGCAGAATTAGACGCAAGTTGCAGGAGCAAAACAAGTACCTGAGACCCAGTAAGGAAGTTGTGGCAGAAAGAAAGCTACAAGAAAAGAAGTGGAAGGAGTATGCAAGGAATGGGGGCGGTAGGTGTTGAAACTCTTTATAGACTACGATTTTAAGAATTGGAACGAGTACATCCGTATAGAACGGGGGAACAAATATCACGCCAATTCTATCAAGCAGGCGGAAAAAGCCTATATAAAATATACAGTCAAAGAGAAATACAAAGGGAAATATCCCGTAACATTAACAATCCGCCCACACTTTCAGAACAAAAGGCGTGACTTAGATAATTTTAGACTTAAGGGACTTATTGACGGGCTAGTGGCAGCAGGGGTTCTTAAGAATGACAACCTAAAATGTATTAATAGAATCAATATAGAGGCGGTATTTGATGAAAAGGTAGGCGTTGAGGTTGAGATTAAAGAAAGCGAGGGGAAAGCATGAGAATTAGGATAGTAAAGGGGCTATTTGGTATAGCTATACTTTCTGCAATGATAAGTGCGTGCGCTATTGACGGGGAAAGCAATGTGCCTGAGATAGTATGCGGAATAAGTCTTGTTTATATTGGGCTTATAATTATTGCAAACCAAGATATTTTTAAGGGGGTGGAGTGATGGCAGAACGAAGAATGTTTGCGAAAACTATAATTGAGAGCGACGCTTTTTTAGATATGCCTATGAGTACGCAAGCGCTTTATTTTCACCTATCTATGAGAGCAGACGACGACGGGTTTATAAATAACCCTAAGCGCATCCAACGCATGATTGGAGCAAGTGATGACGACTTAAAGCTTTTAATAGCTAAGAGTTTTATTATCACTTTTGAAAGCGGTGTGGTAGTTATTAAGCATTGGAAAATTCATAATTACATTAGGAATGATAGATATAAGCCTACCACTTATTCAGATGAAAAGGCACTACTAGAGGAAAAAGACAACAAGGCATATACCCTTAAGTCTACCCTTGGTATACCAAATGGATACCAAATGGATACACAGGATAGGTTAGGTAAGGATAGGTTAGGTAAGGATAGGTTAGGTAAGGATAGTATAGGGGAGTTAAAAGAGGGGGACAAGCCCCCAAAGCGTAAACGCTTTACACCGCCCACACTCGAAGAAGTACAAGCCTATTGTGCAGAAAGAAACAATAACATAGACCCCCAACACTTTATTGATTATTATACGAGTAACGGTTGGCTAGTCGGTAAAAATAAGATGAAAGATTGGAAGGCAGCAGTTAGAACCTGGGAGAGGAACGGTTATAGCTCCAACAAGTCTAATAGTAAACCAACACAAGCGCAGGAACTAGATAGTTTTTATGGAATGGCTCAAAATTGGGCGGAAAGTGAGGTAGAAGAATGAAAGTTGATAAACTACTTAAAAAATATTTAGGTCTTGCAGATGTGGCATTTTATGAAAATAAAAAATTGATTGCGAGTACAACAACTAGAGACCTTTATAGTGGCTATCCGTTTGACTTGAAGAATTGGCTTTTGCTTAATAGCAAAGTGAAATCTTATCGAGCAATTGCGGTAGGGGACAGGAAAATAGTACTTCAAGTTTATATTAAAAGCGATCCTAAATTAAAAAAAGAATGAAAGGCGGTGGTATAATTTGAAACAAATGACAATGGATGAGTTTTTGACAAATCAACTTATTGAGCCTAAAAAGTTAAGAAAACTAAAGTTTTATATAACATTAACGGCGACTTACACAAAATGCCCGTATTGCGGAACGGAAAACCCCGACTTAGAAAAGTATAGGCATTTCCCGTATCATGAAAAGGATATACCGCTAAATTATTGCTACGCCTGCAAGACTCGGTATGATATGGATGTTACCACCATTAAAAGCCAAGCTATACAAGCCTTAGAATGGTACAAGGGGAAAATGGGGATGCATAAAAACGGTGGGGTTTCTGATGAGTTTATAAAAAAGGCAAAAAGCGAATACAAAAAGCATTTACAGAAGGATAAATATGAGAGCTGAGACAAAAAGCAATAAACGAAGATATAAAAGGGGGTGTTTAGCTTGAATAAAAAAGAATTTGCCATTTTTGCGAGTGCATTAAAAACATACTACCCCAAAGAGAAGATACTACCAAATGAACAAGCTATGGAGCTATGGTTTAATCAATTACAAGATATACCGTATAAGGTGGCAGAGCTTACCCTCAATAAATGGGTAGCGACCAATAAATGGTCTCCATCTATTGCGGACATAAGAGAGCAGGCAGCAGGAATAATCCAAGGCGAGGGAAAGGATTGGGGCGAGGCGTGGCAAGAAGTGCTAAGGTGTATAAGTAAGTATGGGTTTTATAGAGAAGAAGGTGCGCTAAATAGCATGGACAAGCTCACAAGAAAGGTGGTTAGGCGGTTAGGGTTCAAGAATATTTGTTTGAGCGAGGATATACAAGTGGACCGTGCGAATTTCCGAATGATATATGAGGAAGAACAGAGCAAAGCAAAGCAGGTGGCACAGTTACCACCCAAGGTAAAAGAACTAATTGCAAATATGCCTATGATGTTAGGAGAGGGGGAAGAAGTTGAAAAACAAGTATAAAGTACCCTGGCACGTCAGACAGTACGTTAAAAGGGAACTTATGGACTACAAAAGCAATAAACGCCTACTAGCTGAGTGCAAGGGGAATACAAGGGGGCTTATATTGGTTAATAAAAGACTTGAACAGATTGAAAGTGTTTTGCAAAGATTGAACAAAGAGGATAGAGAGGCGGCGGAACTAATCTTTATTAAACAATATAGCCAGGCAGGGGCAGAAATAGCGACAGGCCTTTCCAAGGCGGCGTTCTATAATGCCATGAATAAAGTTATTTATATGACTGCTAAGGAAATGGACTTAATTTAGGAATTTTAAGACGGTGTTTAGTGGTAAAATTAAAGAATAAACTTAAAGAAAGCGAGGTTTTGACAGATGAAACAAGAACACGAAGTAAGAATTGATAGGAGTAAGCTCCACCCATGGCTTAATCATAAGTTGGGGTTACTCTTAGAAAAATGTGAGGCTAAAGGGATATATTTAATTATTACCGAAGGTTTCAGGAGCAAGGCGGAACAAGACGCATTATACGCTAAAGGTAGAACGGCAGGCGGTAGCATTGTAACCAACGCAAGAGGAAGTAGTTATTCAAGCCAACACCAATGGGGGATAGCTTTTGATATTGCCATCAACGATAGCAAGCTACTATATGACTACAAGACTATTAAGAGAGTAGCAAGGATTGCGAAAAGTAGCAAAATAGGTCTTTCGTGGGGCGGAGATTGGAGAAGCTTTCAGGACACGCCACATTTTTATTTAGGAAAATGGGGAAGCACTACAACTAGACTAAAAGCGGAATACGGCACATTTGAGAATTTTAAGAACACTTGGACAAAGACAGTTAAGGGAAGTGATAACGGGCTAAATCTTTGGAATGCTTCCCACACAAAAGCAATTATAAAAAATGTGCCTAACGGGACTAAAGTTAAGGTATTTTTTACAAAAAAATATCCCTTTGGGACATATTCAAAAGTTAAGTGCAAAGGCAAGGTTGGTTTGATGAAAACTAAGCACTTAAAGTAAGGGGGTGTAAGTATGAGCAATAAAATTTATGATAGATTAAAATTTGTGGCAATGGTTCTGCTGCCTGCTTTGGCTACTCTATACCTAACTATAGCCAGTATATGGGGGCTACCATACGGAGAGGCGGTGGCAGGCACTATAACCGCACTAGATACCTTTTTAGGCGCACTGTTAGGTTTAAGTTCCAAGAAGTATGCAGAAAGTGAGGGGCAGTAGATGAGAGCAAAGACAGTTAAAGGCATGATAACAACCCCGTTAGCTATGGAAATGGGCGAAGTAACCATAAGAGCTGAGAAAACGGGTAAAATTAAAGGTATGAAAGATAATTTTACTACCGTCAGCCTGGCGGATGAAAAAAGGGGAATAATGATACAAGTTAACTACAAGGATATTAAAGAGCTTATAAGGGGGCTTTAATATGGATTTAACAAGCTGCTCCAAGTGCGGAAAGATACACTCAAGAGGCTATAAGTGCAACAAGGGCAGAACTTACACCAAGACGGATGAAAGCAGGCTAAGAAGTAAATATGCATGGACAAAAAAGGCTAATCAGATAAAAGAAGATGCTCAGGGGCTTTGTGAAGTTTGCAAAGCCCAGGGCATATACACATATTACGGACTTGAAGTCCATCACATTACAAAATTAAGCGAGAACCCAGACGGACTTCTTGAGGATGATAATTTGATATGCTTATGCGTATTTCACCATAAGCAGGCAGACAAAGGAGAGCTAGACGCAGACTATTTAAGGGGATTGGCAAAAGAAAGGAGCAAAAAATGAAATGTGATAATTGTAAGAAAGGATTCGTGGCAGGCAATAGGGCGGACGGAATACCTAATGGCGTAGGCTTTCAGATGACCGACGGGACATTAATTACATTATGTGCGGAGTGTATAATAGAGCTTGGAAAGTTAAACGACAAGGGAAGGAAAGAGTTTTTTGAAAAGTTTGGAGTAAAATATGAGGCATAGGACTAAACGCTTTTACTCAACTCTTATTTGTAGCTCCTGCGGTCTAAAAATGACTATACCAAGACCAGTGGGGCAGAAGAGGAAAGAGGGACACATTAAAACTATGTACTGCGCAATGTGCAAGGATAAAAGGGACTTTATCGAGTGCAATACTATATCTTTGGCAGAAAGTGAGGTAGATAATGGCGAATGACTATAAGTATGCAGAGGAAAGCGACCGTGCAAGGATAGCAGGGCTTAACCATGTTAAAAGGCTTTTACAAGAGTACGAAGACTATGGAATGGTCCACACGGGAGTTTATAAACAATTAATAAGATTAAAAAACTTATTAACAGTGGAAGAAAAGAAAGGGGGGTTAGATGAATAATAACAAGGTATTAAAATATATATTTTGGATAATGATATTTATATTGTTATGTTTCTATTTGTGCATCCCATCAATCAAAGAAAAGAAAACAAAAGCAAGCACTAATCTAAAAGTTGCAGCTACAGAAAATCCAACTATCGCTCCAACCAACAAACCAACCATAGCTCCAACAATAAAAGCTACTTGGACGCCAACTATTAAGCCCACAAGAAAGCCTGAAAAGAAAAAGAAAAAGCATAGCAGGGTTAAAATATTCAAGTTGACGGCTTACTGCCCTTGCTATGAATGCAGTGAAGAATTCGGAACTAACACGGCTACGGGCGTTAAGGCAAGGGCAAGGCATACTATAGCGGTAGATCCTAAAGTAATTAAATACGGGACGAAAGTAATTATTGACGGGGTAGAGTATACCGCTGAGGATTGCGGGGGCAAAGTTAAGGGAAACCACATAGACATATATTTTAATACGCACGAGGAAGTTGAAAGGTTTGGAGTTAAGTATAAGAAAGTGAGGATAATTAAGTAAGTGCTAAAGACAATATTTAGATATTTATGGATAGCTTTTCTCCTTATAGCTGACATAATATGGTTGAGCTATGTAATATGGCTTAAGGTGATATATTATGAACATTGGGTGGATTGGCTAGCGGATGATGATGTGACAAAATGGATAACGATTAATATTGGCGGAATAATGCTTGCGAGTTTTATAAGCTTTTATCTTTATTCTTAGAAAGGAGAGTGATGAGAAATGAAATGCCCACATTGCCCGAATTATAAACAGAAAACAAGTTATGGAACTGAAACATTAAAATGCAATAATAAAGAATGCGAGGAGGGGCGACGCAATGATAAAGTTAGAAAAGGGCCAAACGGTGTACACAGTAGGCGAGGCGTGGAGAAATGATGACTACATAGCCAGAGTTTACTACAAAGTGTTTAAGTGTAAGGTGGATTTAGTGCCAAGAGAAGGGTTAAGAGAATATAGATTAGCGAGTTACTCAAAACCGCTCCAATTATTCTTTAGACCAAGAGGGCAAATATATTTGACTTATGCTGAGGCTTTAGAAGTGGCTAAGGCTGAGGCGGACAAGGAAGACCAAAGGAACAAGTTATATGGAATAAACACAAGGGTTTACAGACCTTGGGAAAGGACAGAGAATGTTAGACAAACACCAAGCGGACAATTACAAATGGCTTTGTAATACTGAATTAAAAGACACTATAGACGGGATGTTAAGCAAGGACTACAAGGAAAGGTTTATAGCTGAGTACAGGCAATTAGTGATAAGATTAGACAAGCTGGAAAATGTCATAAGCAAAGCTAAAAATAATAGCTTAGAGTTTAAGCTGAGTTGTCCACGTATAGTTCTAGAGACGCAAGCTATATATATGAGGAATTATGCAGATATATTAAGGATGAGGGCAAGGCAAGAGGGAATCAGCCTGGAATAGCGAAGCCCCCCAGGGGGTGGGTGTGGTTGAGGTAGAACGAACCAAGAC